TATCAGGATCAAACTTATGTCGAGTAGACGCATTGTAGTTTTTAACTTCAACGAGGGTTTGTCCATCAGAGCTAATGAAATCAAAATGAGACCTAAACCAATGCTCAGTATTATGAGTAAGTGCGTAGTCTGCATCTTTTAATTCCTTCTTTAGACGGTCTTGTGCTAGTCTACCAATAGTAGGTTGCATAATGTGACCCATTTGGACTGCCTCTATACCTGACAAATCAGGAGGGGGTAGCTTACCTTGCTTAATTAAAATGGTTTCAACTGCGTGTCCTTGGATAGCTCTACGGGTGTCAGATGCCCACCAAGCTGAATTACGTATATCAGGTGCGAAATCGTTTCTGTCGTTAGCCATTACAATACCTCCGATAAGGATTTAATGATTTGTTTTAAGTGTTCTTCTTTATCTTCTAATTCATCGACTCTAATCTCTAGTTCGGTGATGTCTTTAGATAGCTTATCAATTTCCATCTCTAGCATAGAGACATGATTATCTTGTTTAGCTTGTTCAGATAGTTTCATGATTTTGCTATCCCCCATGGAATACAGTCAAGATCATCATCAGGACCATTAGGTTGTAATGGTGCATTAGTAGGCTCAAACCATAAGGCTTCAAGGGTGCATGAGTCATTCGTATTGTAGGTGCGTTCGTTCTCGCAATATCTTAGCTTGCGTGAACCATCGACTACATTGTTCTTAGGGTTTGCATGACAGAGATCAAGATCACCATATTTCTCATGATGTCTACACTCAATACAGAGTTTGTATTTCATAATATTCCTTATTTAGTTAGGGTTTAATTTACATCTACTGCAACTACGAATAAAGATTAAACGATTATCTAAAGTATTGCAATATATTTTTAAAGATAACTGTTGTATTTATACTCATCTAATCTTAATAGTAAGCATTTAATCTCCACAAAAACAAGCAATGTCTTCTTCTTTAGCAAACATATCTACTTGATTGCCAACATAATTCATCATTTGTGCATACGATGGGCGATCAGTTCTAAAATAAATTCCTGATGGTTTGGATGCTAAAGCCAAAGATTCCATTTTTGCCCACCAAACTGCCCTTTCAGGCTTTTGAGCAATCAAACTTAAAACTTTGTTGTTACCTTTTAAAAAGCATAAATCACAATTGCCTTCAGGTGTATCGCCATTATTGTTTTGTAATTTAAGGTTAAATTCTTGTTTTTCCCAAAATGCAATAACATCATGTTTAGTCACTTTTGCTGAGACTAAAGGAGTTCGTTCTCTTTGAATTTTGGCTGCTCTACGCATTTCATCTGCTCTGATGCCTACCCAATCCATATTTTCATTGTGTTTCCAACCCAAAGATTTTAAATATTTGTGAATTGTTCTTATTTTTAATTCAATTGTGCAAAATCTGACCAATGGATTAGGCAAATATTGTCTTTTAATAATAAGTTCTTCAAAAGGTTCTCCATTTCTACTCGCTGTTTGAAAATCTACCACTTTAAAATTGGGTTTCTCATTTTGATATTCCACCCAATGTATAGGCACATTCCAATTTACAGAACAATCATTAATAAACTCTAATGTTTCTTCAACTTCTTTACCTGTGTTTGCAAAAACAACAATAGCATCGTCAGGAAGTCCTTGATTAGACTGTAGTATTCTCCATAACATATAACCAGATGTACGACCACCACTAAAACTAATTACAGTAGGCTCTATTATCTTAAATGGATCACTCACAATATCTCCAATGTTTTTTCTAATAATTCTTCTTCAGTCGTGGAATACAACTCCTCAAATCCTTTTCTGCCAAGTCCATGCACTCCAGTATTACTACCTCGATGATGTATTGGGCATAAGCCTATTACAGGTGCATCTACTCTCTTGCCAGCTTTACGAATATGATGGATTTCAGTCGGTGTATCTTCAATTTTTAAGACAAATCGACATAAACTGCAACCCAATCGTGCTACTTTGTCGTAATGTGCTTTCTGTGCTTTAGTCATATTGTTGTTATATTTTTAAGGCAATTTTGCTCAAGCATATAAGCTGGATGCTTTCCTGCAATAAGTTTGGCTTTTTCAAATAAAGTCTTTGAATCTATCCATCCTTTAATAATTGCAATGTTTTCCTCAATAAAAACCATTATGTAAATGTCACAAGGTTTAATCCGATGGTATTCCGTTACATACAATTTTGCATCATTGTTTCTTGATGTCTTTACATCTATTGATTTATTGTTCCAATACAAGTCAATTGGGTTCTTCTTTTCATTGATTGAGGTATCTACCATCACATTCAAATGTTTTGCCACTACAAACTCACCCATAAACCCATCAATATCCATGTCATAAGGGTTTTGTTTGCTTACTTGGTTATCAAAATTAAACTGCATAGCGTTTTTTCGCCTAATTGAACCAAATAACTCACACATTAGCATTTCATGACGATTTAATTCAATCCTCATTTGCCAAATCCTGTGCAAAATCCTCTAGTTTCTGTGCCTGATCTGTAATATCAACACTTATCTGATACGCTGCAACATAATCCTGATTATTACAAGCCTCTGAATAATTCCTTATTAGGTGCTGCAATATCAAAAATGGATGATCAATCATAACATTCCTTTTCTTCTGTTAGCACTAAGCGTTTGAAATATCTCAATAATTCTTACCTCATGTTGCCTTTTGTTATCTAAAATTTTAAACTTTTTGTATACCTGTATCCATTCCTTAACTGCATCACTGTATAAAGAGCTGTCTAAGGCTCTTTCTTGTCTCTCTGCTACCGTTCCCTCAGCTTGTAAAAATACTCTTGCCTTGGCTTGTTTCATGGCTTCCTCAAGGTATTTAACATGACCTGATAGCATTGCATGATCTTCGTCTGTGGAAGATAACATTCTTAGGGCAATTTCTACTCTGTTTTCGTTTAAGTTTTCAAGATTCATTTTTTCCCCTAAAATAAAATTGTTTGTGTTGCCACTTTGCCACCTGAGTCATACTTCTTTGAATCTCCTTTAGGATATGGTTCAATTTTGTATAAAAGTTTTGATAAAAGAACCTTTTTATCATTTTTAGTTCCATGTAAATAAACATATCTATGTTTTTGACTTCTATCAGAATAATAAAAATCATCCCCATATTTTTCTTTTAATGTTTCTAATGTCATGCCTTGTGCTAAATGCCTATTGTGTTTATGTTCATGTCCTTTAATATTCCAATTTGTTCTTTTTACGGACAATCCTAAATAAATAAAATTTGTCGCTTGATAAACATATCCCACATGGCCTTGACCAGTATCAGCATAAGAAATTACTATTGTTGGTTTTGGCAATAATTTAATGGAATTACTCACTAAAAAAGAAGATTGATTTTTTTCATTGTTAAGTAAACATAACCGATTTAATTCTAAAACTTTTGTTTCTTGTTCTTTTCCACATATTCCTCTTGCAACCATTGGTGAACCAGGCAATCCATAAGTTACAACTCCTTTAAGTTCATTGTCTTCATATAAACCAAACGCATAAATAATTTGTGGAATACGCTTGGCATAATGTTTTTTTAATAACCATTGATAACATTCATCACTTTTAATTGGCAATACTTTCATAATTACCCTTTATAAGATTTATTTTTGATCATTTCATGTATTATTTTTAATTGCTCTTGCACAAACTCTCTATCTTGAGATATATAACTTGTTTCATATCCAATCTCGTAATTAGGTTTAGATGGGATTCGTTCACCAGTCATACATAACTTTTTTACAGCTAAAGCACTAGGGATAAAAGTATCATTCATAGAATAAATAGCTTGATCGAGTTTAGGCCGATAAGTTAAATAGATTCCTAAGACTTCTTTCCAAGTATCTCGAACTATCTCAAGATCAACCCCTTCCCAATGTCGTATAAAGGTTGCACCATAAATAGCACCCATTCGAGCAAATAGGTAATCTAATCCTTCATCAGGATCACAAAAATCACTTTCCAAGTAGTCTGACATCTTTTTTTCCTCCTATGATTCCTCTAGTTAAACCAGACATCACCGTACTATTTCTTTGCTCAACTGTCTTTTTCTCTTTGATCCACTCAGCCTTAAATCCTCTCCAACCGTTTTGGCAACAAAGAATCATTACTTGCTCAAGAGATAAATTAGCCTTTTGTCCTTCTTTTGCTAAACCATTAATTGCAGTTTGAGTCACTGGTGCTTTTAATCCTTTCCTTAATTTACAAAAATCTTTAAAGACTTCATCACTAACACCTTCAGGTGTAATAGTATTTATATTGGGTATTGGGTTAATGGGTATTGGGTATTGGGTATTGGGTAGCATACCATTCGCATTGCATTCGGACTGCGTTTGCATTGCGTTCGCATCAATTCCCTTATTCTTCCTAGTCCAACGAGCATTAGCACTTGCCCTTGCACTCTCTGATTTTGCATAAAGATGAGCTAATTCTTTATCGCATCGAGTATGAATATAACCATTTTCAGTCAATACAAAGAAGTCAGTTAATAC